AACTTGATTTGCTGCACCTGCCGCAAGATTTAATACTCCGCTTGAAGTTATAGTTAAATCCGTTCCGTCGCCTTCAATCTTTTCTCCATCATCTCCAAATACCATTCCAACATTGTTGGGTAAATTTACATCAGATGTTGCTGTTAGCGCGATGTCCGCTCCGGATGTAATGGTTAAATTTGTACTGTCGCCTTCAATCTTTTCACCCGTGCCAAATGTTATTCCTACATTGGCTGGAATGACAACATCCGCAACGGCTGTCAAATTAATGTTATTGCCAGCGATTGTTAAATCTGTTCCGTCACCTTCAATCTTTTCACCATCATTGCCGAATGTTAAACCGATGTCTGATCCAATGTTAATGTCACCGCCACTGCCAACTGTGATTGACAAGTCAGTTCCATCTGATTCAATTTTTTCTGTTGTAGCAAATGTAACTCCAACGCCTGACGGTATGTTTACATCCGCAACGGCTGTCAAGTTAATATTATTACCAGCGATCGTTAAGTCTGTTCCGTCTCCTTCAATCTTTTCTCCGTCATTACCAAAGGTCATTCCAATGTTTGCTGGAATATTAATATCCCCAGTAGATCCAACTGTAATTGATAAGTCTGTCCCGTCTGATTCTATTTTTTCTGTTGTAGCAAAAGTTAGTCCAACACCAGATGGAATATTAACATCCGCAACTGCGGTCAAGTTAATATTATTTCCACTGATAGTTAAATCTGTTCCATCTCCTTCAATCTTTTCTCCATCATTGCCAAAAGTAACTCCAACATTTGCTGGAACATTAATATCTGAAGTCGCTGTCAATGCAATATCAGCACCAGAGGTGATAGTTAAATTTGTACTGTCCCCTTCAATCTTTTCTCCCGTGCCAAAAGTAATTCCTACATTGGCTGGAATAACCACATCAGCCGTAGCTGTTAAATTAATATTATTTCCACTGATAGTTAAATCAGTGCCGTCACCTTCAATCTTCTCTCCATCATTACCAAAGGTCATGCCAATATTGGCAGGAATATTGATATCAGCGCCAGAAGTTAAATATAAATCCGTTCCGTCACCATAAATATATTCTCCACCTTCATCATAAAAATATATTCTTTTGGAACTATCTACTACAACATCATCTTCAATCTTAAGATGATCCTCATCTTCCATCCATGTAATGACACCGTCACTTGTTTCACCATCAAATTTTAAAGAATAGTCAACACCTGCCGCACCTCTACCTAGAATAAAGTCATTGCTTCCGTCTAGATGACCAACCTTGCTTGCCGGCAATGTTGCAAAAACATCTTTTGTGCCAGCACTGAAAGTTACAGCAGAATCACTGTTCGAGCTTGCAATAACGGTTGTTCTTGCTAAGGTATCAGTTGAAGCATCAGTTACAGTTCCAAGACCGGTCTCCCATTCCGCTTCATCACGGTTGACAATGGCATAATATGTCGTGTTGCCATCACCAATTCCCGCAACAAAAGTCTGGAATCCTGAAACAGCTCCGCTTAAATCAAGCGTACCTGTTCCAGTCGTTGTCGATGTTTCCTTTACTCTGTCATCTAATACTAGAGCCATAAATTAATCTCCTATGCCAGCCTTAAAATAGCATTACTTGAGTCTGCTGCTGGGAATTGAATTGTAAACGTTCCGCTTGTTGACGTCTTGTCGCCACCAAAATCCAACACACATACTGCCTTGTTAGAATTACTACTATTATAAATTACTGCGCCTCTTGCCGTGATTGTCGCTGATGTAAATGATATATCAGAAAAATCACAAAGAGCAGTTGTTCCTGAAGTAGTTGGTGTTACACTTGTTAGCGATCCACCACCAGCTGTATAAGTTCCTGAAGCAGAAACTTCATTTGAACTTGAATAAGCGGTTGTAGAAGCATCTAACGAAGCTGAACTTGAATACAATGCAATTTTAAAAGTGTCACCAGTTGTAGCCGTAAAATCATGTCCTTCGACAAGTATTTCCTGTTTAAAACTGGTACAGACAGCTTGGGTTATTGCCATGTTCTATCCTCCTGTGGATTTCTGTTCTTGCTGCAAAGGAATCCTTAATTCCCCTTGCATATACTCATCTCTTCTATGCTTTCCAGATTGTTCAATAGCCAATCCTTGAATGGCACGTTGATATGATTGTTCATATAATTGCAGCATTTCAGCTGGTCCCTTCAAGAATTTGAAGGCTTCGGCAAGACATCCATATAATAATGCTGATGGAGCATTGTTGCCCAACCATGTAGTTGTATTACTACTGGAAAGTCTTGTTGATAATCTAGTAATTCCTACCTCTATATTATAAGCCGAATCCGGCGTTGGCGCAAGGTAAATTGTGTTATGATCCCACCATGCCCAGTATTTTGGCGTGCTAGTGGATGTTCTATTGGGCCAATATTCATTCATGTAAGAAACATCTTTTTGCTCCAAGAATGTTCTTGTTGCCGCACCAGAAGCAGGCCAAATATGTACTGTTCTAATTGTAGCAAGTGAAGTTGGATCCGGTGAAGACCCACCAGGTAATGAAACGAAAGGACTGTCCGCTGTTACAGTTGCATATTGGTATGATCTAAATGCATCAATATCAACATCCCTTAATATCCTGTTTTCAGTATGCTCAATAAAATCATCTGTAATAGTTGAGGACAGCACATCCGTACTTGTTTCAGTATAATTTAAAATCTGTGTTGTTAATTCTGCGTATGTAGTCATTAGTTACTCAATGTTGCTGGTCCAGCGGAAGAGTAGCCTCCACCGCCATTTCCTGTTGTTCCTGGCGCCGTTGACACCGTAAATGTGTAAAAATCATCATCTGTTTTTGTTATACTGTATCCATCTGAATCCTCCAATTCAGTCACAGAAGCTCCAAATAAAGCTCCAGTCACATCCCTAAATCTCACCGTATCACTGCTAGATCTCCCGTGATCTGGTTCAAATACTGATACTGTCGTACTGCTAGCTGTAAACCTAAAAGGATTACGAGGAAGTAAAGTTGCAACTGCACTTTCTGTTCTAGCGGGTCTTGGAAATTGTAATGGCTCTGCATCAGACGCATGTCTTTTAGGATTGTCCTGTGGTGTCTTTGGTTCAAATTCACTTTTATGAACACGCGAGCCATTCCATTCCACAACCATTTCCTTATAAGGATATTCCATACCACTACGGTCTGAAATAAATTTAGCGTATTTTCCTCTAGCGTAAGCCATTTATCCTACCATTTAGAATCTTTTGATCCAGCCCAATGATACTTACCACCTTTAGTAGCCGCACCCATTCCTTTTGCTGAACCTGAAATAGTTCCTCTAGCAATAGAAATAGCTTTTTCTTTTTCCTTGGGGCTTGCATCAGGAATTGAGATAGTTCCTCTATCACTCCAATTTCCTTTTACACCACCTTTAGAATTTCTTCCGGCGTTAGAATCCTTGTTCCAATTTGGATTACTCATTTTTCCTCCTTTTTACATTCGCAGTTTGTGCATTGACAATTGTCTTTACAATCGCAATCACAACCGCATTTTTCACATTTTACCACATTTCCTCCTACGGTATATATGCCTGTGCTGGTTCAACTCTGAACGATGTTCGTTCACGGTCATTATCCGCAGCACGTTCAAATTCTTCATCATACACCGCTTTTAAGTTTGCACTTAACATTGGCGCTTTCTTTAAGCTTATATAATAAGCCAATCCTGCAGTCAAACATGGAAGAAAATAGAAAGGTACATCAGCATTATTGATGTAATCACCAGCATCCTGTATTCTTCCAATATAAAAATATTTGAATATGTAAGCCTTATCCGGACTTGGATATAGAAACAATGTCATGTCATTTTCAGGACGACCAGTTGAAGAAGATCCCCCAACAGTGACTTGTCCTGGAATTAAAGCAAATTGTACAGGTCTTCCATCGCCACTGGATGAATTTTCCTTCTTGCTTAAATTTAAATATTCAGTTCTAGAAATTCTGTTCATGGCAACATCTGTTGTGTTGCTGTCACCTTCCAAATTAGATGTAGCACCAGCAGTAGTTGTTACCACCGCATCCACTATATCTACTACCTTCTGATCAATTGAATAGTAATTTGTACCAGCTGTCAGGGTCTGCGTTGCATACTCTATGGTCCATAGATTCAATCCACGATTAGCCCATTCTGAAAACATCAAGTTTAAAGAACGCTTGGCTGATTTTAAATCATAGCCTTCACGTACTTCTAATTGACAACGCTCATGCGCTTCCTGGATTATTTCCTCTATTGAGAGGTTAAATGTTTGAGTGCCTGAAT